CCGCCTTGTTCTCCTCCTGTTTCATCAGATCATCCGTCGTTTCCAGCTCGATCAGATCCAGAAGCGCGTCCGGATCCCGGGCGAACACACCGGAACCGCTGGCCCGGTCCATCGACTTTTTTCCGCCCTGGCTGCCTTTACTGTGATGATGGCAGTAGATCACCGCACATCCCAGTTCCGTGCAGACCTTATCAAACTGGTTGCAGAAATTCGCCATCTGGTCCGCGCTGTTCTCGTCCCCGGTAATGACTTTGTAAATTGGGTCAATGACCACGGCAAGATAGTCTTTCCTGGCGGCCCTGCGGATCAGCTTCGGCGCCAGCTTGTCCATCGGCACCGATTTTCCGCGCAGATTCCATATGTCCAGATTGTCCAGATGCTCCGGACGGATCCCGGATGCGGCATATACATCTCTAAACCGGTGCAGACAGCTGGCCCGGTCCAGCTCCAGGTTCACGTACATCACCCGCCCCTTGGAACACTGCCATGAAAGCCATTTCCGCCCCTCTGCAATCGCGATGCACAGTTCAATGAGAGCAAAGGATTTACCGGCCTTTGAGGGGCCCGCGACCAGCATCTTATGCCCTTTCCGCAGCACGCCCTCGATCAACGGATCCGCCAGATCGGGAAGGTGATCCCAGGCATCTGCCATGCTTTCCGGCTCCGGCAGGTCGTCATTTACACTCTCGATCCATTCATGCCATTCATTCCAGTCCCGTTTCCCGATATTTGTATCCACCAGAAACTGTTTATTCCCGGCCCGCAGTACCCCGGGCATACGGGACAGGCGGGACGGGTTCCGGTTCTGCTTGTCGATCTTCAGACCATTTTTCTCGCATACCTCATAGAGATAGTCCACCCGTTTTCTGTATTCGCCGTAATCAGCAGCATCTATCCGCACTATGGCGTGCAGGCTCTTTTTTCCAGAATGAACCAGGCAGGCCACCGGAAGCTCCAGCTCGCGGATGATGGCATTCTGCTTTTCGATTTCCATGCTGTCGGATTCCACCAGCGCATACCGGAACTCCGTCACATTTTCGTTACGCACACCATTTCCATCCAGCGGATTGAACCGGATCCACGCCCCGACTTCCGGATTATAGTCTCCCAGCACATTTCCAATGTCTCCTTGACAATGGGAAAGCTCCTCGATCAGCTGACCGGCCGTCCGATCCCAGTTTCCCTTGGTGGGCATATATTTCCCGTCTTTTTCAAAGCTGTTTGTCACATATCCTACATTCTCCGTGGAATCAAACAGTGTCTCCAGGTACTGGATCAGATCATGGACCGGATCCCAACGGTCCGGCTCCTCCACTTCTTTGCCTTCCACCCAGTTGCTGTCCACGACCACACCGTCCCTTGAAATGGCGTCGTCCCATGCCAGTTCATGGCCTGGATCCGGCGTCCAGCCAAATTCACGCGCCATCTGGATAATGGTCCCGCCGGTAACAGGAGTAGATGCCCCACGAAACGACCTCCATTTTCTCCCGCACTCGCCGGCATGGTATCTGGCAGGATCCCGCTGGCTCCAGCTATCCCAGACACTGCAAGGATAACCTTCCTGTTGCAGGGCCATGCCGACATTCACCCATCCCTGGTAATCCAGCTCCGCCGGGTCTATGTATTCCATTACATTTAACAGATCCATCTGGTTATCCATTGCCCTATTGCTCCTTATCCTTTAAATTCTGGCGGCACAATTCCGGCCGGGATCCGCCAGCCGTTTGCCGCGATCCGGTCGATTAAATTCTTTGCTGTATCAAACTGCCAGGTCCCCACATGCTTAAATCCACGGGATTCCAGGAATCGGATCTGCTTCGGAGTGGTAAGTCCCTCCATCTGCCTCTTATGAAGGCGGTCCAACAACATACTTGCTTTACCGGCATTGTCGATCTCATCCGGAAGGATCCCTCGTTTTTCCAGCTCCTTTTTCTGGCTGTCAGAGGGCGGTCCCATTTCCCAT